CCGGGGGCTGGAATCAGGTACACGCAACCGCCCTTGGGTCGAATGATGACACATGCGGTATCATCTGGCACTCTATAGAGTAGTTCACCATTGACATCAAAGTCCGTATCCGCTTTGTTGACGATGCTTATCATTAGGGATCTCCGTACCCGCCGTTTCGATCATGCAGGCCAATGGCACGGCAGTAATTCTTGCGGTGCTGCTTTCCGCTGAAGATAGCCCGACCATCGGCCGTAAACTGCGTCGGGATACCTATCTTGACCGAATGTTCGTATGCTTCTTTGATCTGGTCAGGATGGACACCCGCCGCATCGCTCTTCATGGGCCAGTTACCGGGGGTATGCCGTACACCGGCGTGTTCTGCGCGAATATTGCGTCTGAAGACCACACCGCCAAGCCGAATCTGCTTGGGAGCCTTTCCCATCGCGTAGAACCGGCTTATGGTGTTGTCCTGGCTATCTGTAAAGCAGTAATAAGGCATCAGCTTTCTCTCTCTTTCCTGGCAACACAGGGCCTTGCGATAATCTTGTCATGCGTATCACGCATCAGCTTCAGGGCCTCAAGCGAATGCTGATCGACCTGGCAGATCGCCTGCGTGTTGGCGCTGATGATCTGATTGGTCTTTTCCAATAGCTTGATCAGATTGCGAATCAGCCAGACCAGAATCATCAACAGCACAGCGCACATACCGGCAAAGCCGTACTGCATGATGGGGTCTAAAAGTAAATTTTCTGGTTTCATCCTGTCGGTCTCCTGATGGCGGCAAGTTCCGATTGCTGCGGGTTTCCGCCTAAAAGCGTCTGCATTAGTGCTGCATCCTTGCCCTGGCGTGTCGCGCCGGGGCGATTGACACGCTCTGAAATATGCCGAGTTGTCGGCATCGTCATTTTCTGCGGCGCCTGGCCGACGATGCCGGGTTTATACACGGTCGGCGGTGCCGCAAATTCGAGAATATCCTCCAATTCACTGACATTGGTATATTTGGCGATAATCGAAAGCAGGGCCTCAAAGTTAATTCCGATCCCCTGTTCGGCCATCATCGGGGCATACGGCGCAAGGAATTGCTGGAACACCTGCACCAGAGCCTGAAGTTTCATCTGCGGCGTTTGGTGCTGCATCGAAAACGGTTCGATCTCGACGTTATAATCCAGAAAATCCCCTTCTCTCGATTCTGCATCAAACGTAACCGGCACGAAAAGATTGTCAAAACCCGGCACTCGTTTGGTCAACGGAAGTTCAATAAGCGGATCACTCCAGAGATAGAATCCCAAATCGCAAATAACTTCTTTCGAGAATTCAATCACCCTGTCCTGCATATCCGCCACGCGCTTGGAGGCATTCTGTGCCAGCAGTTGGTCCTGCCCCAATGTGTCAGCCATCGGAGATAGCCCGCCCAGCGAATCGAGATTGCCGCCCAGATAGACAAACAAATCCTTGACTTGTAACAAGAATGCAAGCGACGGCTGGTCAATCCCGCCAAAACGGTACTCTCTCGCCCGGTCGGGATTATCCATCTTCAGGGCTTCACCGTCATTGGCCTTAAGAATCCTGTCTCCATCGTCCTCGGAACCGCTTTGTACGCCAAGCACGGTCTTCTGCCGTTCGGCCTGTCTGCCGAGTTTGCGGAAAAGCCGGTTGGCCAGGTCATGTAAATCCATCCATAACGCGCTGGGCGCAAGCGGCATGATGTTTCCCGGCACATCCGAAAATGACAGTATCTTGTAAGGCCCTGTTTCCGGCCCGTCCCATTCGATCACCCGCAGGGGCTTACCCTCACCTTCGGCGGGGATCGTAACCAGCAGATTTTCAGACGGCAGCCACAAATCCCACAGTTCGACCATGTCCTTGTATTCATCCGGATCGGTTTCCGTGCCGTGAGAAAGAGATTCGGTCTTCGTGTCGCCGCTTTCGTTATAGCCGGTCTTCACAGTCGCCTGTAAGCTGTCTGTATTCTTAAATGCTCTGGATTCTTTAACCAGATCCAGCGGCAGGCGGTATCTATCGCCCATGAACTGACATTTTTCCAGCCGTGTGGCGGTAGTATCGTGAACCCAATTATCCAGCGACACAACATCCGCAAAGGGCTGTCCGACATCATGCAGGTATCCGTCAATCTCAACAGTCGACCTGCGTTCCAGACCGCTCTTGACAATCCCCAGGCTAAACAGTGCGTCAATCACCGCCATACGGATTGTATGGCCCAGGCGGATTTCTTTGACCAGGTGATTTAAGGCCAGTTCAAAATCCGCCGCCATCGGCTTCAACTGCCTGAAACGGGTCTGTACCAAAGCCTTTGGCGCGCGTGCGGCCATCTGCTGCGTATAGATATTGACCGCCAGTTCCAGGAAGTTCACCGGAACCCGATCAGCCGTCCCGTCGTCAGAGTAGTGGTATCCGACATACTGACGGATCGCCTCATACCTCTGCTGACGGAACGGCATGAGCTTTCGGCGGCTATACTGGATAGCCTCTCGCAGTCGTTTCAGGTTGTTATCGGTGAATTTCATGCCAGGGCGGTTTGCTTCTGTTCAGAAATAACCTTGTCTTTTCTGAGATTGTCGTACTTGTTGCCAAGTCCCCACCCGATACCCGCCAGATTCAAAAGCGAAAAGATCACGGGTCCGGCAGACACCGTGCCTCCGGATGCAAATTCCGTTATTGCACCGCCGGTAATTTCAAGAATCTGCTGATTACGCTGGTCCTGTCGGTCGAGGTCGGCAATTCCGGCTTCTTTGCGGTCGTTGTAGGCACTGATCTTTGCATTGTGCTTTTCAAGCAGAGCCTCAATGTCAATCGTCTCCTGCTTAAGCTGCTGCTCAGCTTCCATTGTCTCGACAACAAAGGTCTGGCGATTGACCTTTTGCGCCGGGTCTTTCAGGGACTGCGTTTGGCTGCATCCGACCCCAAGCAGCACCAGTGCCGCTATCACCGGAATCAGCATCCCGAAAAACTGTCCCCTGTTGTGGTCAACCCAATTCGTCACTCTGTGCAGAAAATCTTTGTTCATCATTTGTTCCTTTACCAATAAAGTGTTTGCGTTTTCTGTTTATCCGCCTGCAATCGCCTGGCGAAAATACAATGTTCCGGTATGTTTTGCTCTGTAACCGCTTGTGAATGAAACTCCTTCATGCCTCGGTAGCACAGGGCATCGGCGATTACACGGTCGCCGTGATTTTCCCGTGCGCCGGTGGGATCGACGGTGTTAAGGCTTTTAGCGTGTTCCACCGAACCGGCGGCAGTAAAGACATATTCCCTGGCTTCCCGAATCGCCTGATAGGAACGGTTGATAAATTCATTGGACGCTAAGGCTTTGCGGTAATCCCCCAATAACGCCAGCTTGCCTTCTTTTGTCGAAAACCATCCCGGTGTGTCACTCTGCTTTTTGGACAAACTGCGTTCGTTGACCCGGTAATAGATATTGCGATACCCAAGCTCAATCACCGTGTCCCCGAATTCCCGCCCCGGCCCGTTGGCTTCCCAGATCAGCCGGGCCGTACCGGACGGCCCTTTGAGCCATCTGGCCATTGCCACAGCAACTTTGGCCAGTTCATGCGGCTTGTATTTATTGACGGCGTATTCGCCGATCTTTTCCCTTGTCTTGCAGTCCCCAATTGTGATACAGGAATTGCTTGCCCCTGTACCAGTTGCCACATCGACGCCCAGGCAATAATTGCGATCTTCGGGTAAATAGCCCGCTGCATCCACATACGCCCACAACAATAGAGGCCCTTTTTCCCGCTCCAGAAAACCATGCGGCGTGATGCTCTTAAGATCAAAGTCAATATCGCCGGCCAGGTACGGTTCTCGGATTAGTTCCTTCTGAATCCTGTCCAGCACGAGATTGTCAAAGAACTGGTAATCGCTGCCGAGATAGTCAATGTCCAGTTCCTGTGCGATCTCCATCGTATGAGCGGCGCGTTTGCATTCAGCGTCATACCAGGGACTGCGAAGTTTACCATCGAGGATAAACTCGTAATCAGCCGGATAGCTGAACTGCGTATCAATAATGTGAAGCTGCCCATTTTCAGAGATATACAACCCCGCCGCCTTAATGGGGTGCTTGCTCCAGTGCATCCGCAATTTGGCGACATCGGTCTGCTTCATGTCATAGAAAGCATTGCCTGTCCCCTTGGGCGTGGAGTTAAACAACCGGCAGGTGGTTGTGTCTCTGGTGGCCCGAAGAACGGCGTGCCCGTCATCGACCGAAGCAAACTCATCGAGCAAGATACCCGTTCGTCTGCCGCCTCTGCCGACATCGCCGGTTGTGGAGGAACCGTCAATCGTCGAACCGTTGTCAATATTGTAAATGTGCAGCTTGGTACGATTGACATTCGGCCTAAGCCAGCCAGGCTGATTTTTATGAATAAAATCGACCTTCCAGAACAAACAGTCCGGGTCTTCGGTCTTATCCACTAAATCTTCTTTGCGGCTGACGCATAGGAACGACTGGAGCGTCCTGAAATGAAACCGGTACTCAAACCCGAAGATACACAGCCAGCTTGCCCCCATATCGCGGCTTTTCTCGATAAACAGGTCATGGCGGCCCAGGGCATTTTCGATAGACAGGATGGCCTCGTCCTGATAATCATATGTGATAAACGGCAACGCCGACGGCACTCTGCGCGGGTCATACGTAAACACGAACGTATTGATATAAAACAACGGGTCGCGCGAACACATGATCCACAGTTCTTCAGCCGCCGATTGGTCATTGCAGCCCATCCGAATCATTTCACGCCGGAACTTCAGATTGGCGGTAAAGTCTTTGGGGACCAGATTGTAAAACGGCGTTACATCACTCATCAGCCTTATCCCTTGCCCGCTGAATCTGTTCGATAAGGTGAAGCTGCTCTCGTCCGTCATCTTCGAACTTTTCTCTGGCCTCGATCTCGGAACGAGTCGGGAGCATCTTGGCCCAAATGCTTCGGTAGAATTCCTTAAGCAGATCGGGATAGGTTCGTACGCGCTGAAGAAAACTCCAGGCTCCGCTGCTGGGCGCATCTTCTGGCCGGACATCGGTAATGTCGATGTGGTCAAAAACCCATTGAACAACGGCTCGTGCGGTAACGGGCGGCTTGTTCTGGAAATCAGCCAGGCAGACACCAGCACCGCCAGGTACAACAGAATCATCAATACCAATGTCCTCGGCCAATGCAGATTCAGATACTGGTTCAAACTTTGCGCGAGCTTTCGCCCACGCTGACTGAGCGTCGAGACCGTCTGCTTTAAGCTGTTCACGATATTGAATGAATTCATCCCAACGTCCTTCACGTTTAATGCGGTTCTTAAATGACTCTTTACTTTCCATACACAACTGATTATTTACGGCACGAAAAGCATGTGTCGGAAAAGTTTCAAAAATTCATGTCTCGGCTTTCGGGCTAAGTGAGGAGGTAATGCAAGACCGGGGCGGAGGTGTGGTTCAGTTCTGGCAGATCGCAGGAATCCTTTTTCTTTTTTGTCCGACTGCTTGGGGCTTTCACTTGCTCGCAGACCTCGTTTCAATGCCCACCAACGCAGGACAACAGCGGTCAACAGGTGGTGTCGTGGGGACGCACCACACCAAAACGCCCGGATCGCAGCCGCCAACACAGCACACAGGACATCAAGCCGCAAAGTTTTGGACAATCTGCCTCGCGCGTGCGCGCGGGTGAGCGGCTTTCTTGAGTTAGGACAAGATGGATACGGTTGATTCTGAAAAGGTAATTTTCTAAAAAATCTGAAACATGTTAAACTTTATACTTGATATTGTCGATTCACAATGGTATATTGTGCAAAACAGGTTTGATAACGAATTTTGAAAGGACGCGAAAATGCCAACCGTACAGCAAGCCAAAGAAAGAGCAGCCGAATTGTGGGTCAAGATGTGCCAATGGGACAACGTGCCGACCGACAGCCGCTTCGTCGTGTTCAGTGAGACCAACCCCTACAAGGACGAATATGACGCCGCAATGGCGTTTGTGCAGGCTTATCGAAGAAGAACCCTATGTGCCCGCTAAGCAGAGGTAGAGCCATGAAACAGATTGAACTCAGAATTGGGGATACTTGCCCTTCCTGCGGTGAAGCGTCCCTGCAAGAAGATAAGCCGGATCGAGAGGGGAACGTCCAGTTGTACTGTCCCGATCCATTTTGCGGAGAGACTTTTTACGTTGGGATGAATTGGGTAGATGATAAAGACGATTAGCCATGCGAATTTTTGAAGTCAAATTGCTCGGCAAACAGCGGTCTGACGGTCTGCCTAAATGCCTCGTCAGGATTACCCGCGCCTTCGCTTGTAACACGATCACCCTCAACATCATTGACCCCAAAGGTGTGCGGGAATATAATTTTCCCGTAAACACTCCCGAAAACATCAGATCAGTAGCCGCATACCTCCAGCGTGAACTGGACGGATGCAAAGCAGCAGATTCAGAGATTCAGGAATACTGCCGCCTGCTTGAACGTTTGGAGAACCTGTCATGATCAAAGTCATTCTCTACGCCCGCTTTAGCCCGCGCCGCAACGCCGAACAATGCGAATCCATCGACATGCAGCTTGAGCTATGCCGTGATTATTGCCGAAAGCAGGGTTATGAGATTGCCGCTGAATACTCCGACCACGCCCTGTCCGGCAGCGAAGAGGACAGACCCGGCCTATGGAACGCAATCGAAGCCCTAAAGCGAGGTTATCTGCTGATTGTCTACCGTCTGGACAGACTTGCAAGAAGTGTGTATCTGTCCTACATCATCGAACAAGCCGTCCAGAAACGCAATGCCAAGATTGTCTCTATCTCAGGCGAGGGCACATGGCAGGATGGCCCCGAAGACGAACTTGTGAGGCGAATCTTGCAGGCATTGGCCGAATACGAACGCAAAGTCATCGCCGCCCGCACAAAAGCCGCTATGCTGCGTCATCAGGCCAACGGCAGACGCATGAGCGATCAGC